TGGTGCAAACTATGATATTACATTTGATAGAAGTGCAGATGATTTAATATTTAATGATAATGCTCAAGCAAAATTCGGAACTGGAGGGGATTTAAGCATATATCATGATGGCAGTAATTCTTACCTTCAAGATAGCGGAACAGGTGATTTACTTATAAGTGGTGATTCTGTTTCAATTGTAAATGCAGCAGCTGGTGAATTTAAAGCAAAATTTATATCTGACGGAGCCGTTGAACTCTACCATAATAATTCGAAAAAATTCGAAACTTCTAGCACGGGAGGAACGGTAACGGGAACCTTAATTGCTACTGTAACTGGTGATGTTACTGGTGACTTAACTGGTAATGCTGATACTGCTACATTAGCAACTAGTGCTACTATTTCTGCTAACAATAGTACTAATGAAACTGTATATCCAACATTTGTTGATGGTGCTACTGGTACTCAAGGACTAGAAACTGATACTGGATTAAGCTATAACCCAAGCACAGGTGTTCTAACTACTACTTCTGTAACAGGAAATCTTACTGGTAACGTAACTGGTAACTGTACTGGTTCATCTGGTTCTTGTACTGGTAATGCTGCAACAGCAGATGCTTGTGATGTTAGTAATATTACCACTAATGCTGATTATTACCCAGTATTTACTGATAATAATGGATCAGGTAAAACTCTAGGTGTTGATTCTGGTTTAACATTTAATCCAAGCACTAATGTTTTATCTACTGGTACTGTAACTGCTGCTCTCACTGGTAATGTGACTGGTAACTGTACTGGTTCTTCTGGTTCTTGTACTGGTACAGCAAGCTTAGCAACCAGTGTTACTGCTAGTGCTAATAATAGTACTAATGAAACTGTATATCCTACATTTGTAGATGGAACTACAGGTTCTCAAGGAATTGAAACTGACAGTGGACTCACATATAATCCATCTACAGGTGTTCTAACTACTACTTCTGTAACAGGAAATCTTACTGGTAACGTAACTGGTAACTGTACTGGTTCATCTGGTTCTTGTACTGGTAATGCTGCTGGTTTAACTGGTTCGCCAAATATTACTGTTGGTACAATTGGATGTGGTGCTATTACTGGTACTTCTACAATATCAGATGCTAAAGGTGATGTAAGGTCTATACCTCAAAATAGCACTACTGGTAGTTATACATTAGTTGCTGCTGATGCTTCTAAACATGTTCTTGCTACTAGTACAGTCACGATTCCGAACTCAACCTTCTCTACTGGAGATGCCGTGACTATTATCAATAATAGTGGATCAGATATAACACTTACTGCTTCAGTTGGAACCCTATATAACACAGCTGATGCAAGCACTGGAAACCGTACCCTCGCTGGTCGCGGTATGTGTACTTTAATATTCTCAAGTGCCACAGTTGCTTATATCTCAGGTGCTGGACTATCATAAATAGAGTTGTCATAAATGCATATACTAACTAATATACAACACGGAGATTAATTATGAGTCCTATTCATCAAGTGTTCCTTGGTCTTGGAGCTGGAGGAGAAAGTTACTGGATTAGAAGTATTGAACCAACTGGTAATGGTACTGTTGAAATGAGAGGATATGGATTTAGTGGTGAGGCAGTTATGTCTGCAGATCGTACTGATTCTGGAGCTATGTATTGCCTTACAGGCTCTGGAAGTGGACCACCAAACTATCCAGCTGATAAAGATGGAACCCATATTTTTAAATTTGATAAAGATGGAACTATTTTAGCTAAAAAAAGTTACTTCTGGGGTGCAGGGGAGCAAGGCGGATGTGCTTCTATGGATTCGGACGGAAATATGTATATTGGAAATGGCACTTACGGAAGGATGATTAAACTTAATTCAAGTCTTGTCGAACAAGCTAGATTAGATACTGGTCTGTCTGAGTATAGTCAAAATTGTGATGGTTTTAAATTTGTTGGTGATTATATACATGTATATTCACCTAGTAGATACGAGCAAGAACAGGGTTCTAAAAGTTATCAGGTATTAAATAAATCAGATTTAGAACCACAAAACTTCGGCACCAGTAATTATAATAGGAGGGGTTTGACTAGATTTAATAACGCTGGTCCGTACATGGTTAAAAATGGAAAACTGTATATTATACAAGTATCTAATTACATAGGCAACAGTTCTTACCATGATCTTTTAAGTCAATGGGACATGAGTTGGAATAATGCTAATTCCCCAATGGATAAAGATAATGATAGAGATTGGCACGTAAGATTATCAAAAGCTGATGGTACTACAGGTCATACTGGTAGTAATAATACTAATTGTTTAGATGTTGATGATTCAGGTAATGTATATACTGCTGGACCATGTATGCAGTCTGGAACAGGTAATTCATATAGAACTCCTGGTAATAGAAATCAATTTTCTAAATTAAACAGTTCTGGTCAAATTCAATGGATATCAAGTATAGAAAGGGGTGCTGATGGTGATGGACTTTATCATTGGGATCAAAACTATGGAGATGGTGGTCCTTTAGATATTAATGTAAGCGGTAATATTTTGCGTGCTCTTTGTTTTGGTAAAAATAATACTCAAACAAGTAAAGATGGAGATAAAAGAGATTTTACTATTGTAAAAATGAATGCATCAACTGGTGCTTATATAAGTTCTTATAGTGTTTGCAACGAAACTAAAAATATTATAATGAATGGCGGTGGAAGAGATATGCCGCACAGGTCTTTATGGACAGAAACAGCCGTCTATACAACATGTCAATGTGTATTATCTGGATCTTATGGTGAAAGATTTTGGATATTGAAACTTCCTATAGATGGTGGTATTAATGGTACTTACACTCTAGATGGTCAAACTATAAAAATTTCTGATAATGATTTGTCTGCAGGAGATTTATCTACCAGTAATAAAACTTGGACTAGCAATGGAAGTAATGATACAGATTATCGTACTGGTCTGCAATCCCAATCTTCTTCAACTTTTACCCAATATCAATACCACACTGCATCTTACTCAACAGATCTGGTAGATCTATAAGTATTGGTTGCATAAATTTTCTCTTAATGATATTATTATAATACATATTAAGATATAATGAAAGATTTCATCGGCATTTATACAAACGCAGTTGATTCTGGTTTGTGTGATTGGATTGTAAAATTTATAGATCAATCTAGTTTTGTCGATGTTGGAGAAAATGATTTTAAGGAAATATCTTGGAGACAAGATAAGCAGGTTCTTTTAGAAACCTTTTCTCCTATAGAAGCAAAACACTTACAAAATTTTGTTGCTGAGTGTTTAAAAAACTATATTAATGAATGTGCTCCTTTTATTAGCACTTATACATATGTTTCTTCTTTATCTTTAATTCAAAAAACTAAACCGATGCAAGGTTATCATGCTTTTCATTCTGAAAGCACTGCCTGGCAAACCTGTGCTAGAACATTTGCTTGGATGGTATACCTTAATGATGTTGAAGAAGGTGGTGAGACAGAATTTCTTTACCAACAGAAAAAAATAAAACCAAAGAAAGGTACTGTAGTTATTTGGCCAGGTGGAATTACACATCCACATAGAGGAAATTCTCCTATGAGTGATAAGTATATTGCTACTGGATGGTTTCAACCAGATCAAGGATCATTGCGTGAACATATGTTCAAGATATCCTGATATAGGATTGCATATTCATGGGAAAGGTGATAAACTTAACGTACATCTTGATAATCAAAGGTGGATTCAATTATGAGTATAGTTTGGACTAATGGGACATTTGATATCTTACATCCTGGTCACATAGAACTGTTTAAAGTTGCTAGGTCATTGGGTGATAAGGTTATAGTTGCTACTGATACAGATGAAAAGATAAAGAAGGATAAGGGGTTTGATAGACCTATTAACGATCTATGCTACAGAGTAGCAATGCTTGAAGCTATTAAATATATTGATGTAGTTCATACATTTGGCAGTAGACAAGAGTTGGAAGACTTGATTCAATTATATGAACCTGATATACTATTAATTGGTGATGACTGGAGGAATGGTGATGTAGTGGGTAGAGAATTTGCTAAAGAAGTTAGATTTCTTCCAAGAGTAGGAGGGTATGCAAGTAGTAACACAATCAGAAGGATTCGCAATCTATGAAAGTATTATTAATAGGTGATAGTTGTACTGATGAATATGTCTATGGAGATGTCAAGAGACTCAATCCAGAAGCACCAGTACCTATTCTTAAATTTAATAGAAAAGAAACTACTAAAGGAATGGCATGGAATGTAAGAGAGAATCTTATGTCATTTGGGATTGAAGTTTATATTGCTACTCATGAAGAAACTATTATTAAGACAAGATATATTGATGAGAAATATAATCAACAGATGTTGAGGGTAGATGATGAACCAATCATTAAACCGATGGATTGTCAATTACCAGAGGGTGAGTATGATGCTCTTGTAATATCTGATTATAATAAAGGTTTTCTAACAACAGAAAAAATATCTGAGATAGTTGATTCATTTGATGTTCCTGTTTTTATTGATACTAAAAAGAATCATTTACCAAAGTTAGATGCTTATGTAAAAATAAATGAGCATGAGTATACTAATTTTGAAAGTTCTATTGACAATTTAATTATTACTAGAGGTGGTAAAGGATGTGAATATGAAGGTAAGTTATATCCAGCAGAGAAAGTAAATGTCTTTGATGTAGTAGGTGCAGGTGATACTTTCCTTGCTGCACTCACCTATGGATACTTAACCTATGGCAGCATAGAGGAGGCAATACCTTTTGCTAATAAAGCAGCAGCAGTAGCAGTATCACATACAGGAACTTATGTACTAACGGAGGAAGATGTCTCTAAACTATAATCTTATAGGATTGTTTCCAACCCCTATACTTATAATTGAATTTAAGGATCATTATAAGTATAATTTTCCAGAAGTTCAAAGAAAAGATAATCGTCCTGAGGGATGGAGAGTACCAGTTAATACTTCTTTTCCTCGTATTGGTGATGATGATCTAATAGTTCCTCCTTCAGTTAGGGATAGTTTGAAAAAAGATTTGATTGATACTTTTGTTGAAGTATTTTTGCAGTTAAAAATTCCTACTGATATTGATATTTTTCAAATTTGGTATAACATATATCATGAACATCAAGGTCAAGAACCACATCGTCATCTTCCTATGGTGGGGGGGACTACTCCATTTTGGTCTGGGATATATTATAATAAAAATGCATCACCTACAAAGTTTTATAGGGATGATAAATTTTGTCAAATACAGTTATTTCCAGGATATGATAAATCTGAAATGGCATATCCCTTATCTCCTGCTTATTCTCCTGAGGTAAAAGATGGTGATATAATTTTATTCCCTGCATATCTTGAACACTCTATTCAATCTCAATCACAACATAAAGATAGGATGAGAATGACTTTTTCATTTAATATAGGTATTAACTTATGAGATATTGTATTGATATAGATGGAACAATATGCACACCTGGTACATGCAAGTCATGTCAGTATGAGGGTTCTACTCCCAAGAAGGATAGAATAGAGTATATTAACAAGTTATATGATGAGGGGCATTATATAATATACTTTACTGCACGTGCAATGGGTAGGAATAGTGATAAACCTATTGATGATGCAAAGAAAGTAGCAGAGGAGGTGTTGAAACCCCTAACCAAGATGCAACTAGATATATGGGGATGTAAATACCATGAGTTAATCATGGGTAAACCTCATGCAGACTTATTCATTGATGATAAAGGAATAAATTGTGATGACTTCTTCAGAAATTAAATTTGTCCCTAAAGGATGGGGATATGAGAAGTGGATAGTCAATACTGATGAGTATTGTGGTAAATTGTTGTTTCTTAATAAAGGTAAGAGGTGCTCATGGCATTATCATAAAATAAAAGATGAGACTTTCTATCTACAGTCAGGTAGTATTCTTTTATTCTATGGTGATACAGATTCTCTAGAAGATGCAAAGACTCTTGTACTGGAACCTGGTGATAAGTTTCATGTCTATAGAGGATTACGTCATCAAATGGTTGCACAGGCAGACTCAGAGTTATTTGAGTTCTCTACACAACACTTTGATGAGGATTCTCATAGGGTTATACCTGGAGATACTCTTTAATGGGACAATATAAGAACTGTCACACGACCACTTGCATGAGTCATTGATAGTTTGTATACTATTAATAGTTTAGTATTGATTTGTGAATTATTCTACACAAG